CCCCAGTAGCCGACATCCGTGGTCAGCATTTGGAATAGATCTTCCAAGATTTGCAGCCAGCGCCATACTCCGGCCTTGTCAATCCCCCAAGGGTCAATTCGGTAGCTGCTCGTAATATAATACACGCTTTCAATTTTGGACGAGTTGAGCGCCTGCATATCCGTTTCGACGCCGTCAAGAACAGCCTTTACATCAGCCAGCTGTGTCCCGCCGTATGGCTGTGCTACTCCACCAACCGTGCTTTGTGGCGGCTTTGTTAGCGCTCCAATTTTGTACTTGTCTTTTGTTTGCAGATCAAACAACGCTTTGATGATTTGCGCGTTTCTCCATATATCGTTGAGCACATTCTCCGTCAATAAATCCACCGGCTCATAATAATTTTGATAACCATCGAGTGACCCGGCAGCAACAACGGTAATCTCGCACACATCCGTGTACTCCTTTTCGTCGGCTGTCACTACAACACTGATTTGCGCCACTCCAGCCGCAACGGCTGTCACCACAGACCCGTCGACAGTTGCAACGCTCGGCATAAGCGAGCGCAACTCGACATCATAATCATCACAGCCGACCGGTAGCACGGTGTAGTCTGCTTGCCAGGTGTCCCCAACACGCAGCGTTGTTTGCTTTATGTTGAAGCTTACTCCCTCAACAGGAACCTTGACGCTGACACGCACACGGAATTCCGGCACTCCATAAATAGGCAGCGTGCTGTTTACAGACAGCCGCAGGTCTGCCGTGCCTTTTGCCTTGCCGTGAACCACCACGGCGCCGTCCACATATTCAGCGCTGCAAACGCCGCTGTTTGTGTTCTTGACTGTCAGCGACTTGTCGGTTGCGTTTTCCGGGTACAAGAAATAGTCAACGCCCTCAACCAGCTTGGCGGTCTCGCCCAGCTTGACCGATATGAAGTCATTATTAAGGACGAAATCATTTACATATACTTTCAAAGTCTTGAAAGTGACTTGCGGTGACAGCGCCTGCATTCCGTTTTCCGCCTTTGTGATCCGCACCGCAAGCGAATAAACGGTGTCGATTTTCAAATCGCGAATGTAGAAAGAAACAAAAGCCGAGCCGGAATAATCAACCGCAATGAAGTCTCCGCCATCGAGAGAATACTCAACAAGCGAAAGATCTGATTTTGTAGTGAAAGTCACTTTCACATAGTCCTTGCCTTTGATTGGAACGAGTACATTCGACGAGAATATAGGCGGATCAACATCCGCTTTGTCCATCGCAGCAATGCCTTCAATCCTGCCGCCACCGGTGAGCGTTGTGCCGGTCACCCAGCCAACCTCTCCCTTTATCTCTACTGCCTTGTATCCGTCCGGGTCGTGCTCCACCAGTTGATTGTACACTCCAAACAGCAGAACCGGCCGCCCGCTGCTCGTATCAACTTTCGTGTCGGTCGCTTCGCGCTTCTTGCCGTCAATGGCCAAAATCGGCGCTCCGTTCCATTGCCCAGCTGCACCGGTTCCGCTGCCTATGTATTGAATGTACATTTCTGCCGTGACCAGTGAACTATTGCGCATATTGTCAACGACAGACCGCCAATCAACAAACAGCTTGTAATCCGTCGTGTCGAACATTTCGCCGAGAATTCTACCCGATGCCATTATATCGCCTCCACTTCATATACGCCCGTCAGCGTGTCCGTGACTTTGGTAATCACCATCACTTTGCCCAAAATGTTGTACGCCTTTCCGATTTTCGGGCGGTCAAGGGTGCTGAATGTGATTTTCGTGCGCCGGTTGTTTTGCTCCAACAGTTCGTCGCAGATTGCCTGCGGGTCATCTGTGCAGATATAAGTCTCATAGCTGACCTCGCTTGCTTCGTCGTTGTCCACCAACTCGGCGCTTTTTGAAACATACTCGACCGTGGTGTCTTCATATTTGTTTCCGATAATAACAATCTTATTGCTCGACTTATTCACAACGACGCAATAGTTTGCTTCTTTTTTGTCAAAAATCACATTGCTGCTCGGCGTTCCGGAAATCACATCGTCGCCGTCTGCATTCTTGCCGGTCACTTCATACGCCTTTAGGTTGGCGTGCGGGCTACTAAATGTGATTTTGACCTTTTTGTTCTTGGCAATGTACCAGTGGTACAACTCCTCGGTGTCTTTGACCTGCGATAGCTTGTGCAGCTTCAGCGTGACGGACTTTACAAGATCTGTCTTGTCGTATTTTGGAGTTCCTACAATGTTTGCTTCCGTGTACTCCACCGCAGTCTCCTCCGGCTCTGTCGGAACAGGCTCTGCCAACAAACAGCGGTTGTTATCAATTCCGTCTTGACTGCTGAACCGCAAGCCGGAACCTATCGCAATGTATTGCAATGCCTCTCTTATAGAGCAAATAGGCAAATAGCCGTCGATAGTCGGAGCGTTGGCTATATCCATTCCGAGAACATTATATCCGATAGGTTTTAGAAGCTGCTCAATGACAAGACTTGCACGACCTCCAACAAATCCACCAAGTGTCTGTGCCTCAAACACAGAAACGACATTATACGCCTGTATCGTTGTCGTGTTGTCCCCATTTTCCGCTCCTTGATTGGCAAAAAAGCGCTCAATTTTTTTTTCACCGACGCAGAAATCAATCATCTGTTTGTTTTGCACGAGATAGTCACCACGCTGTGGGTCAAGCACCGTCAAATCCAGCGTGTCATACTCCAGCGATTTTGCCGTCAGCGAATACAACTTCGACACCGACGCAGATATAATGCTGTCGTCGCCGAATTCTCGAGCAGTGCCAAACTCAATGCCCCAAATACCGATGAACGACAGCGGCTCCACCTGCTCAACCGTCAATGTAATGCTGTTTGCATTATCTATCACGAGCGGGAAAAATTCTTCTTTTTCGCTGCCAGCAAACTGCCCCGAAGCCACCGGCTCATTGTCCCTAAACGCCTCGATTTTCAGCGATTTAATCACATTCCGTGATTTTATCGTCAGCCCTGGCATCGAATAAAAGCCTTTTAGCGATATTTCAATCTTAAACGGAGAGTTTGTCGCCCCATCAGCAAAAAGTCCGTTGCTGCCGCTCCTGTAAGCCGACACGACGCCCTCCGTGAACTGCTGCGCGCTCGGGTCAAGCAAACGGACGTGCTTATTCAAATCAAAACCCTGCGGCTCAAAGGACAGGAAGTCCTGGGAGCGGCCAGTAAACACAGCTTGCAGGTTTCCGCTGTTGTCGTTAAAGAAAGGCTGCAAAGCCACATCCGGTATCTCAAATGTTGCCCCATTAGCGGCGCTTGCGGAGAAGTCGGAATACTTGAAATAGCCGTATTTGTTCTCACTCATCGCAAGTCACCCTTTCAAATGTGACGGACAGCGCCGTGCTGTAATATGTGCCGTCGTAAAGCACGCCCTTAATGTCGTCGCCGGTCACTGTGACGGAATACTCACCGGTATTTGTCCCTTTGTTGCTATCCGGCACTTCCAGTAGAACCGCGTCAGCGGTCATTAGCAGCGTTTTCAAAGCGTCATAGGCCGCAAAGTCGTTGTTAAAGAAGGTCACCTCATAATTGGTGCGCTTGCCCTTAATGTCCCGGTGGCGGCGGCCGTCCATCGTGACGACATCGTAATAATATTCATACGCGACAGACGGCTTGATCGTCCCCACATTCTCATAAGTGACGCCGTTGATTTTAATTGCAATCATTATCAGCCTACCTCCTTTGCGACAACTTTAAGAACTGGCAGCAGCGCACGAGCAAGTGCATTCAAGCTGGCGTTCGGGTCAATTCCCAGCGTCACATTGACATTGCTGACGCCGCCAACTCCACCAGCGCCGGAGCCTTTTATATTGTAGCCCGCACTTATTGTTTGCTCGCCAAAGTCAAACGATTTTTGTATCTGCGAAAGTACAAGCCATTCATTTTCTTTTATACCTTTTGCAAATAGCTTCATCATATCCGGAGCGTATGTGTGGAAGTTTGACAGCGGGCCTTTTTTAGGCTCGGAAAAGCCCAAAATATCACGGACTTTCTGCGCCGTGTTGCTTACTGTGCTTACAAGATTGCCCCACATTTCTTGAATGCCCGACACGAAATTGTCGATCATATCACGCCCCCAGTCGCGGGCGCCATCAACGGCTGCGCTAAATCCGTGGCCGACCTCACTTATAATGTCCTTTCCTATACGGAACAGAGAAGATATTGACCCAGCGACACCTCTTACGACTGACATTATAATTTGCGGTGCTGCCTTTACAATCTTCGGAAGTGCTGCGACCAATCCTTGAGCAACGCTGACGATAATCGTTATGCCCATTTGCAAGATTTTGGGCAGCATTGCGTTCAGTGCAGTGATTAAGTTGCCAATAATAACCGGCGCTTGCTGCAAAAGGATTGGGATTGCATTGATCAATCCGGTTGCCAACGCTGTGATCAGCGTAACAGCAGCGTTCAGCAAGTTATTCAGCGTTTCTGGGTCTGTCAGCGTTGTTACAATCTGCAAAACGACATTGACTATCGTCGGCACAAGTTCTGGCAGCGCTTTGGCAATTCCGAGTGCCAGCTGCGTGATGATGTTTAGCCCCATCTCCAAAATTGTCGGCAGCATTTCAACAAGTCCGGTTGCGAGAGTTGTTACAACACTTACCACTGCCGGAAGTAGTGCAGGCAAAGATTGATTTATTCCATCAACCAATGACTGGATGATACCGAGAGCGGCTTCACCCAGCGACGGCAACACTTCCGTTATCAGTTCCGGGAGTTTTTCGGAAATCACAGGCGCCAGCTTCTCGATCAGCGAACCGACACCCTCAAGCGCTTGCTGCACTCGCGGCAGAATGTTGTTTGCTGCGGTTGCAACACTGTCAACAAACTGATTTACGAGACCCTGGAAGTCCTGGTCGTCGTCCGCCATTCCGGTGAGCAGATTTTGCCACGCCGCCTTGGCTGAGTTTACAGAGCCCTCAATTGTAGTCGCTGCCTCGCGCTGTGTCGTACCAGTGATGTCCATTTCCGTTTGGATAACATGTATTGCGTCGACGACATCGGAATAGCTCGACAAGTCGTATTTTACTCCGGATATTTTTTCCGCGTCCTGCAGTAGCCGAGCCATTTCCTCTTTGGTACCGCCGTAGCCCAGCTTAAGGTTGTCGAGCATGGTATAGTTTTGTTTCGCAAAACCTTTGTATGCGTTCTCTACATCCACCATGTTCGAGCCCATTTTGTTGGCATTATCCGACATATCGGTAATTGCCATGTTTGCTTTTTCTGCCGCCTTGTCGGTGTCGCCACCAACGGACTGTAAAAGCGAAGCCGAGAAGCTCGTCACCGTCTCCATATACTGGTTGGCAGACAGACCGGCAGTCTTATACGCGTTTGCGGCATACGCCTGCACCTTTTGCGACGACTTCTTGAACAGTGTGTCGACACCGCCGACAAGCTGCTCATAATTCGCATAGGCTTCTGTCGACTGCTTCACGAGTGCTCCGGCGGCAGTCGCTGCGGCAGTAACGGCAGCGCCAGCAACCTTGGCAGCCTTTCCAAGTCCGCTTTTAATCTTGTTACCGACAGCGCCGACCTTGTCACTTGCCTGGTCGTCAACTCCGATTTTGACGAATAATTCAAATAAATTCATCAGTCGTTATTCCTTTCTTCGGCCGCGTCTTTCAACTTGCCGAGAATTTGTTGTTTTATCTGTTCAGGTGTGCGTGTCTCCGGCGGTGGCGGATTGATAATGTCCAAATACGATTTGGTCAAATAAGAACCGCCAGCCGACTTGGCCGTGTTTTCAGTCAAGATTTTTGCGCAATTAGTCACATAAATACGAAAGGCCAGTTCTTCGGACTGCCGCTCGATAAGTAACGGCAGAGCGAGAACCAGCCCTTGTACTGTCAGTCTTGGCGCGTCAATTAACGCCCTTGTTACGCTTTTTCCGTGGACACGCACGACTTGAAAAAATCAATCAAGTCTTTATCCTGTGCCATCTCTTTAATGGCGGTCATTGTCTTAATGATTTTCTGCTGCCGCACCTGCTCGAGCGTCAGCCCATTCACAGCTGCGACAATGCCGAACACATCGTCTTTGTGCTTTTTCAGCAGAAGCGGGACAAGTTCGGCGATTTTTTCGCTTGCAACGGCGATCAACTCCGCTTTGGTACTGTCGCCGTCTGTGCCATCAATCTGCATACGCAGAGAAGCAAGCAGTTCCTTATCGCTCAAAATGTTAAGCGCATAAATACTGACTTCGCAAAGGACATCCGCTGCCCGCTCCGTCGTTAGTTCGGATATTTTCATATTGTTTTACCTCTAAACAAAAATCCTTATTTATTGACCACAGCAGCCTTACCCTGCGCAGCCTTACTTGCGCTGGTGGAATAGAACACCATCGGCACGGTCTTTTGGTCAGTGATAGACACATGGCCGGTCAACTCCACAGAGATCTGCCCATTGCCGTTCTTGGTGGTCTGCAAAGAAAAGCCGCCAGTGGACAAGGCGTTCTTAAGCTGGATAGCCACCAAGCCGCCGTCTGCCTTGTCGCCAACCCACCAAAGGTCGGAAAAATCCGCCTGTGCGATGTCTGCCCGGGGCGTGATCTTTGTGGTGTCGACCTTGTCAACATCGGCAGAACCAAGCGCAAGCCGGATTGCCTCCGGGCTTGTACCCAAAGCGGTGAACGCCAGCTTGCACTCCCAGCTGTCAAGGTGCTTTAACTCTTTCATACCGTTGGGACAGTTGTCCACATCCTCACCGAAGTCGGAATAAGTCGGAACGCAAGTCGCGTTAATGCCGCCAGTTGTGGCGCAAATAATGTCCTCGTCCACCGGTTCCGTCGTGGTGCCGGGGGTGAAATTCTTAAGCAAAACGCCTGCGTCAAGTTGCAGGTCGTCAAAAGTGCTTTCGGGAATAACTGCAAATTTACCCATTTCAAAAATCCTTTCTTAATTTTCTGTTAGATATTCGGCGGTGACATTGATTATCTTTCGCCGTATTTGGTCATCGTCCGGGTCGGACATGTTCTGTGCAAACGGCGTGCCCCGCTTTAGCCATATATAACCATCAGCGGCGGGAATGACCAATCCGTCAAAGCCCAGCGTCTCGCTTATCTTTTCGGCCATAGCATTGCACGGCTTCCAAGTCGTTCCCCTGTACCACAGCGAAACGGAAATACTGGTGTCGCCGCTTCCGTCAGCGTGGAAACTGTCCGTCACAAGCGCGTAGGTAAGATACGGCAACGCTGCGCCCTGCGGCACTGTTGTCTCCTCGTACGCTGGCAGAAAACGCTCAAAAAACGCTTGCACTGCTGCCGCTTTGGTCTGCGCCATTTGCTTTGCCCTCCCTTTGAACCTACTACAAAACTACAAAAAACTACAACAAAACAAGGTTCTGTATTTAATATATTTTCATATATATACCCCCTTATTATATACTCTCTAAAACTTTGTAGTGTTTGTAGTGAGTATATAATAAGTACCTTGTTTTTGGCTTAACGGCGCCATTTTTGGTGGACTACAAAGTGCCACTACAACGCCGTCTACAAGTCTACATTCTCGCCCGCTGACGGCTTATTTTAACCGCCAATGCTGGGCGCGAACTCCTCCGCCGTCACCTGGAACACTTGGAAGCTGGCGGATTTTGGCGTCATCTTGTCGTCGCCGTCGGAATTCACACGGAACACCTTGCCGTCCGACAGCCGTTTGAACACATCGTAATAGTCAATCCGCGTGCCGATTGGAACAGTGACGGTGTACAGACTTGTAACGCCTGCTTTCTCTGCTGTGCGGGCTTCCATCGAGCTGTCGAAGGTAATTGCCGCCTTGAACGGCGCACCCTCCACCCAGCTGGTGGTATATCCGCCCTCTCCGTCCGGTATGTCTGTTTTTCGCATAAAGACGCAATCTGTCATTGCCTGCGCCAAAAGACTCATTGTAGCTTCCTCCATTCGTTTAGGCGGGCGCGAAAGACAGTAGGCCAGTCAAGCGCAGCGCCGTTTGCGTCAGTTCCTCGGCTATAAGAATAACCGCCGAAACTTTCGCTCACAAACGCGCCGGGCTTGCCCGCCTCACTCTCGCAAAACGCCTTGATTTCCCTTGATAAATCCACCAGTTTAGGAGGTATCGCCAGTGCCCATATCGCCCCGCTGAAAGCCTCGTCAGTCAAATCCAAGTCGGCCTTCGCATACCTATGAACGCCATCATTGAAGACGCTCCCCACGATGCGGAAGTATTGCCCTTCCTGCAAAAAGTCCAGCGGCGTGATTTTGCCGCCTTCAATTTTGTACTCCCCCTTGTGTATGCCGTCCAGCACCAAGAAGTAGTTGTGCAACTTTGCACAAATCTCTGTCAGCATAAGTCACGCCGCCTTCCTTGTCTTAGGTCTTAATTTGATTTTGCTCCGCTTAGAATGTGCACTTCAGGCCTGCCAGACGCTTAGCGTCAACAACCTTTGCACCGTACACATGCAGACCCTTCACAGCGTCAGCAAAACGCTTCTCGGGACGATAAGCCTCAGTGCTCACGATCTGCTCGGCATAGGTGCATGCGCCCTCGTCGCCAGCGGTTACGGTGAAAGTAGTGGTGCCGGTTGCTGTCTTGCTTGCGCAGTTGTTAGACATATAGATGTCAAAGCCAGCAGCACGAGCAACAACACCGTTCTGCAGTACATCCTCAGCCATAGAACCGCCGGTCTTAACAAAGCGGTCGTCCTGCAAGATAAGCGCGATCATCTCGGGAGGTGCTACCAGCCAACGGCCAACAGTCGGCACATTAGCCTTGTCAAGCAGCAGCTTCATCTTGACCACATTCTCATACACATTTGCAGCGGTCAGCGCCACAGCGTCAGTCGCGACAAGGTTGCCATTGCCAGCGGTGATAGAATCAGCCAGCTGCTTAGCAAGGTAAGCGTCAGCAGCGTCGTTCAAGCCATAAGCCGCACGCTGCATTGCCTTATCCATCACATCGCCGGCAGCCTGGGCAGCGTCCACATCGTCGACCTGGAAGTTGAAATACTTTGCCTGGTCGATGGTAAGGCTCTGCTCGGTGGTGGCCAGTGCTTCCGGGCCAGTGGTGAAGTCGGTATTCTTGGTGTAGTTGCCGATGGTCACAGCACCGATGGTGTTGATTTTTACGGTATCGCCCTGCTGCTTGATGTCACCCTCGTAGTCACGATTGACCACATTAGCGAACACATGCGCCTTGTCCAGCGCATTCAGCAGCCGTGCGTCCCAGATTTGCGGGATAAAAGAAGAAATAGCCATCTTTTTTTGCTCCTTTTTCAGTTTAGTTTGTCGATTTCAACGACTGTTTGATATTCTCCCAATTGGCGTTGATTTCAGCAGCGGACATTTTCTTCATATCATCAGCGGAAAAAACAGTCTTGTTCTGCGTGTTCCCGGGCGGCGTTGAAGTGTTTGCGCCTCTCTGTCCCTCGGACACGATAAAGTCAGCCCATTCGGTCTTAACGGCTTCTGTCAGCTTGTCAGCGCCCTTGATTTCGCCTTTTGCGTCAAGTTCAACGCTGTCAATGTCCGACACCTTCAAAACGCTGTCAATTCGTTTTTCGGAAACCCCTGCGGCCTGTAACATTTTACGGTAAGCCGTCGCCTTTGCCGTGTGTGCTTCCTTAACGCTTGCGGCTTGTTTGAAATCGTCGAACTCTTGCTTAAGATCGTCGTACTGCTTTTTGTAGCCATCGCTGTCCCCGGCTGCTTCAAGTTGCTTTTTCGTTTCGTCCAATTCCTTTTGGACACCTGCCAATTCCTGCGCCTTGCCTTTCAAAGTGTCCCGCTCTTCTTTCAGTGCGTCCACCGTGTCGGCGTGTGCTTCGATGATTTGGTCGATTTGTTCCTCGCCAATGCCCATTGCTTTGAGCATTTTACGTGTCAATGCCATAGAACCTGTCTCCTTTTCCTCGGCGGCTATTCTTTGCCGTTAGATTTTGTTCTTGCTTTAATTATACAGCAAGCATATTTTTTTGTCAATGATTATACCAAAAGTTAATAATTAAGCGTTGCGCAGGCTGTCTTCCAATATCTTCTTGTACTCTTCCGTATTTTGAGTTGCAGCATTCCGCAAATAATGAGCAGCCGCCATTTTTCGGGTGCCCTCCTCGACATATAGCGCGTAGTCAACATTGGTGCCGATATATGCCGCCTTATTCGTTGTGGCGTGCGAAATGCTATTCATAAGTCGCCCGGTATCAACTCGGGGAAAGTCCCGCACATTCGTCTTGGCGTGCGTTTCCGCTGCCGCTCCGATAGCTTCAAGCCCTCGTTCGATAGCATTTTGCAGCGCCTTTTCAAATTCTGCCGTGTTGTCTTTCACTGTTACATTTTCGCTCATTTCTTACTCACCTCACTAAGCGGTTTGAAACCTGCTATCTTGTAGCCAAGGGCACAGCGGCAGTTGTATGTGTTCGCCGGGTCTGCCGCCGGGTCACCCGGGTACATTATAGAGCCGATAGAATTAACGAACGGCTTATCCTGCGGCACGGACTTCATATCCAACTCGGCGTGCCAGTCTCTTGTCCTTGCGTCGTGCGCAGCAATCCACATTTTGTCGACCACAACGCCTTTTGCTTCCATTTCGTCGAGCATATCCATACGCCCTTTGTTCTCTGCGCCTGTGACAGCCGTTCGTGCGGTTCTAACAGCAGCGTGCATATTCATTTGTTGCACCTTGGCAATGCGGTTTGCAATCTTCGGTATGCTCTCGCCCTGTAAAATTCCTTGCAGAACCTCGGAATTTATCTTCTTCATATTCCACCGGACATCCTTGGCCTTGTTCAGCTTCCGCAGCGGCAGCAGTGAGCGGTCACCACGCAAGATCAAATTCTCGACAGTGTGAGCGTCCACCAGCGAAAAGGAAAATCCACGCAGTTCTTGCTTGGCAGCTTTTCCGATCGCATTGTAATTCAAGGCGTAGACCTCCGGCAGCCTGCCGTTGGTGTACTCCAGCGCAATCTCGTTGACCCGGCTCAAATTCTCGGCGGTCTGTTCAGCAATGCTCTTAAACCGGTCATTCTGTACAGTCGCTTCACGCTTGGCGAGCGACAATTCACGACCAGCCCGCTTGATTTCCGCCTTGTCGCCGGTTTTCTTGGCGGCTTCATACTGCTCTTGCAAGCTGGCCAGCCTTGGCTCGGTTTCCGCCATATAAGCGTCCCAGGCCTGCCGAACCTCGTCCTGCGTCTGCCGGTATATCCGCCGAATGCGGCGCTCCAGCGAAAGCAATAACTTGTCTGTTTCTCTGTGTGCCTTATCTGCCAACGCTGGCGCCTCCTTTTTAGTTCTTTAACGCTTCCGGGTCAGCAGCTACGGAACCATCGGCGGGAATGATGACCAACTTGCCTTTGTCCCACTGATAGAATACAACACAGCCGTCTTGAATTTCAGTTCCCATTATTTTCCGCCTTTCTTTTTCATCTTCTCGGTGATCTTATCAAGGAGTGCCTGCAATTCCTCATCCGTCAAGGTGTCAAGGTCGTCAGCCTGCCCGCTGCCGGTCGGCTCATTGCCTTGCTGGCCAACATCCTGCTCCGCCTGCTGCCCTGCCGGTTCTGCTCCATCAAGGGCGGGGTCGTCGTCAACCTCGATCCTGTCGCCCTCTTCGTCCCTCTTTCTCTTGATGATCTCATCCGCCTGGTCGCCGATACCCAGCAAGAAGCAGACCTGCTCGGTGATCGTTTCATCGTCCAAATACTCGGCAGCGGAAAGAACCATCTGCATTTCTTCGGATTGATTTACAATCTTTGACCGCTTGAAACTGACATTGTCTGTAATTTCAGCAAGCTGCAAAATCTTTTCAACAAAGTTCGTCACGCAATACTCGAACATATCCGTCTTGCTGTCAAGAGGTTGATACGCCGCCCGGATTTCTGTGGCAGTTTTTGAGTTGGCCGAAAGGTCGAGAACATTCAAGCACATAAAGTCCTCATACAGTCGCGCTTTGATTGTGGCTATCGCAGCGTCGGACGCGCTGATCGGCGCTTCCACTGTGTGGGCTTCAACCTGCGCGCCGTCGTCGTCGATGTGCGCAACATGCATTGTGCGCAGCCGCTCCAAGAACCGCTGGTCGTCCTCATCGTCCATTCCGCCAGCGTTTGTGATTGCCCAGTAAATCATGTTGCCCTCGTCGACATTGTTTACGAGGTTGCTATTGATAAGGTCAAATGCGTCAAGCGTGCCCTGGCGTCCAACCAACTCCGACTGCTTCTTGTCGTTTCCATAAAGCGGAATGATTGGAAATTCCGGGTAGTTTTCAAAGTCGTAAATCTCGGTTCCGTCAGCGATAGAGTGACGCACCTTCATCTTGTAAGCGGTCTTCGGCTGGATAATCAAGATCTTTTCGTTTGTACCCGTCGGGCTTAGGTATTCCGTGTAGCCGTCCACTTCATACAGTGTTGCCCGCAGCGGTTTATCATCTGCAAGTTGCCAAAACCGAATGCCAGCCCGCAGCGCTCCGCTCTCCTCATCAAACAGCGGGACAAACTCCGTCACATCGAACACATCCAGGTGGTCAAGGTTCCAAAAGCCAAAAGCAACGCCACCAATCAAAGCAGACTTGCCGATCTTCTGCAATTTGTAGTCGAAGTCATAAGAACCGCCGTGCAGTTCGCCCTGTCCGCCGCCCAGCTTTTCCTTTGTCTTTTTGTCGCCGAAGATTGCACCGTTGCCAAGCAGGTACTGATTCTCCTGCGTGATTGCGAAGTTGAAAAAGTTGCTTGTGATCTTGTGATTTGGTGCCCATCTGTCAACATGAGCGTCACCCCGCAAGTCATAGATCAACTTCTCGTAGTGCATTATTGTTGGGTTCAGTCCACGATAATACTCCCACGCCCGGCAAGCAGTCCGATAAAGCTGCCCGGCCTTGTGCTGGCGGATAGCCGAAAGGACAAACGCCTGCCGTTTGCCCTCAAATGCTCCGCACGCTTCAAGGTCTTGATAAGTCAAGTAAGTAGAAATTGTAACCACCCTTTCGTCGTGTTTTTATTTAGCCACGCTCAAAATAAGCGGGCTTTCTTTTTTACCGATTTTCTTACGCAAAATCGTATTGACAAAATAGCGAATATCATCCATGCAGTTATGAACGATCAAGCCGCCGTTAACGGAAAAGTTGTGCGTGCCGATAACTTCCATGTTATACACGTCTTCATTTTGCACGCTCTCGATTTTTAGCACCTTTACAAGATTGGCAGAACTTCGTTTTTTGGTACTTGTTTGCGACATATTCCCCTCCACATCTTTTACAGATTTTTGTAACATTGTCAAAGCCCATCTTCCTGCGATATGCAGATTTGCATTTGTTTGAGCAAAAGCGGTTTTTGTTCTCGCCATACGTCGCCTTTGTCTCAAATTCTTTTCCGCAGAAGGTACAACGATAAGACTTCAAAGGCATATTTTTGAAAGTTTCGATTGCGTGTTGCGAGTGCCATTTTTTGCCCTCTTCGCTGCCATGCCATTTAGACGCTTTTGGTCTCGCATTTTTTGCGAGGTTTTCCCTCGCCCACTCTCGTCTTTCCTCGCTCCACGAACTGCCATGCAAGTTAGAATGTTCTTTCGCTGTCATCAGCACAAGGTTTTCGATTTCGTTGTTGTTCTTATCAAAATTCTTGTGGTGAACGTTGTACCCCTTTGGGACTTCTGAGCCGTTGTAATACTCCCACACATAAACGTGAAGCCGTTTGTGTGTTTTCGCATTCAAAAAATATCCGGTTTTCTTATCTCTGCGGAACGACAAGCCGTCAAAGCAAGCGAGATCGCCGTCGTCAACATATTGAACCATAGTTACATCCTCCGTGAATATTAATCTACAAATATTGTAGCGCATTTAGTCCATAATGTCAACGATTTTGCTTGATTGCGTTAGATATTTTGCCTTTACCCATCCTTTGTCGGTCAAAACTTTGTGATCTTCGGTGCATTTAATAACCTTGCCGTTTTCAAGCGTTATTTTCAAAATCGGTTGATTTTTTTTTGTTCTTCTCACACCAAAAAACGGTCTTATACATTTCTTTTTCCGCTTCTCGTTGTAACTCCAAACAAGACCGATTTTTCCAACAAGGTCTTTTATTTTTTTGCAGCCGAAAACTGTATTCACGACGGTGTCACCAGTCAAGCAATGGTCGTTCTCCTTAACCACTCGATCATCCCCTGCCTTGTCGTCCCAGCGATACAGCCCAAACTCGGCAATGCTGTCAACGCAAGAGCGGTGAATTTGGATATTGCCAGCGTGCAGATATACAGACACCCGGCGGATACCATCAAGGACTGTGTTGTCGGCCTTAATAACCTTAAAGCCCCGCTGCCGCAGCGCTGCAATGAATGAAGCCGCAGACGGGTCAACAACAACCTTTCGGATTTTATATCCATCAGCCAGCTGCTCCACATCGTCGCAATACTGCTCGTCTGTCCTCTGCACGGCCTTTTGACGGCCATTATAGTAGAACTCCTTAACCCTTGTCGCTTTTGAGCCTAAAACGCACCACAGGCCAGCAGAAAACGGATTTTGCGTGCCGTAGTCGATAGAGATATAGTATTCGCCATTCGTTGGCACATCGTCGGTTATATTGTCCTCGCCAAAATCGTAAACCAAGCCCTCGGCAACGCACCACTCACCGAGAATATACCGCCGGTAGAACACTCCGGTGTACATTGTTTCATATCGCTGGAGTATGTGTTCTGTTAGCGCCGGGTTGTCCCGCAATTCAAAATGCAATCGCAAGGCATTGTGCGACTCCGGCTGGCTCACCCACTCGGTATAGAACCAGTGCTGCGGGCTGTCCGGGTTGCAGTTGAACCAAAACTTTGACCCATCGACAGAGCAGCGGGAGAGTGCCTGCTCTACGAACGACCGGGGCATTAGCGCCACCTCATCCAGCAGAACACCAGCCAATGTTCGGCCTTGGATGAGTGTAAAGCTGCTTTCGTCTTTGCCGCCGAATATTTCAAAATAGTTCTCGATCCGGCCACAACGAACCACCAGCAGCTTGTCACTCCGACGCCATTGTATGTCCATTCGTTCCCTCGGCTCGGTCATTCCAAGATACGGCACAATTATGTTTTTGACGGCGCTGTCAACAGTCTTTCCGCAAATGCCAAAGCGCTGCCGGTCGTACCGTCTCATAGCGTCCTCGACAAATGCGTACATCATCCAAACGGTCTTACCGGAACGGATGGCGCCGTCAGCAATCAAGGCGTCAAAGCGCGTGTAAGGAAACGCCAATATTTGCAGCTGCTTATCACTCAACCCAGGCATTGTTGCCCTCGCTCCGTTCTATCGCTCTCGCTGTTTCTTTCAGCGCCAAAGTCAGCGGGTCATCCTCCCGCCTATCAACCGCAATAGTGTACTCGCCTCGGTCGCTTTGGCCAAGATACTGCTTACCGAGCCAAATGGCCATATTTGCGTTCTTTTCCGCCAGCCGAAACTGGGCACGGCGCAGGGAAATTTTCCCCACGCCCCGCTTTTCTTTGAATATTTCGGAAAAACTTTGCTCGTATGTCCGCTTGCACCAGCTGTTCAGCGTCTTGTCTGTCACACAGAACCAGCCGCAAATCTCTTCTTGCGTGCATTGCAGGCCGCAGAGTTTTTCAAATTCTTCTTGATCTATTTCTTTTCTTGGCCTTGCCATTTACTCACCCCTCATTATTTCCTCGTATTTGCTTTTTTTGTAAAATTCAAAGCCGTAAACCAATTCTTTTATATAATTTGGGACAATTTTAATTTTAGGACTTTTCAAAAGCTTTTCAAACATTTCCGGTGTCGGTATTCCAGTTTGACCATCAAGCTGAACGCACAACCAATGAGAGTACATTTGTGTCCCTGTTAATTCTTCAATTTCTTTCGCTTTTATGCCAGTTGATTTTAGCCATTTCGTAAACTTCAATCTATCTTGTGGCGAATCGCTCCTTTCAAAATTTCCGAAAATGACGGGCTCGTAAGAATCAAAAATTTCTTTTGAATCCATTATGTCTACAAAACTTTTGCTTCTTAAAAATTTAGAGCTTCCTGCGTTTTGATAAATAGCTTTGAAACATCCAGCGGTTCCAGGCTTTTCCATCATTTCGGTTGCTTCAACTTTTTCTCGGTTGTATATGTGTTCAAGATTATATTTATTTATCTTAAAGCCTTCTACGCCCTCACATCCGCAGCAAGTCATACTGTCGCCCATTGTTCGCAGCCTATTTTCTGCGCACATAAAAGCAATACCCAAACTGTGGCATTTTTGCTTTATCGCTTCATAATCTTTTGCAAGAATATGCTTCGGATATGCATAATCTCCTCCAACTTTAATAAGTCCGGGCTTTGGCTTTACAAATTTCATCCCTTCAATCGTAATTCCATAAATTCCGATTTTTGCATATTCGTCAAGACTTTGCATTACCTCTTCAAAGACTTCGGTCATATACGGCTGAATGCGGACAACAACCCTTTTACAATTACCAACAAGTTTTCTAAGCATTTCAAGTCTTTCGGAATATTTCGGGGCACCTTTTTCCAAAACATCATATTTTGAACAAACCATTGAAACCTGAACAACTGCATTGCATTGCCTCAAAAGGCTCAAGTAATCATCTTCGCAAATAAGTTTTCCCTTTGTGCTTACTATAAACGGATATTTTGTTTCTGCAAAAATCTTTAATGCTTCATAACTTATTCTATGGACTTTTTCGCAGGGCTGAAATGGGTCACTCATTCCGCCCCAGTGCAACGAAATGCCCCAATCGCACCACTTTGTAACTTCGCTTCTCTTGCCGTTTATAAAATCTTTTAATTGCTTCAAGCAGTTATCTTTTTCAATTTTTGTTATATCGTTTTTCCTTTGAACAAAACAATATTTGTAGGCATGCGAACATCCTTTATATGTATCAATTCTGACAGGGCAATCGCACAAAACAATTTGAGAACCACAAGCAATCATTTTATAATACTCCCATGATCTTCAACAACTCTTTGCTATAAAACTCTTTTGTCATTTCTTTTATCTTGCCCTTAACGGCGTCCTCATATTGTTTCGGAAAACAAAAAGAAATTGAAAATTCTTCTCTTTGAAGTTTATTGTTGTTTGTCATACAGTTTTCGTCTTCAAGAAGTTCATCAATATAACTCAATTGTTGACCTTGTTCGTTCACTTCAAAGCCAAAATCAAAATCAAAATCACTAAAATCAAGATCTGCAATTTCATCCGCCAGCAGGTCAAAGTCCCAGTCGCTCTCATTGCTCTTGTTATCCACCAACCGCAGGGCGTTCACTTGTTCGGGTGTCAAGTCGTCAACACAAACGCACGGCACCTCCTTCAGCCCCAGCTTCTTTGCGCCAAGGGCTCGGCAATGACCGATCACAATCACGCCGTCCTTATCTACAACGATAGGCTGAACGAAACCATACTGCCGAATACTCTCGGCCACATTGTCAATTTGCGTTTGGTCATGCTTTTTAGCGTTCTTCTCATACGGCTTGATTGTATCAAGCGCTCGCATTTCAACCTTCATCAAAACGCACCTCCTAAATATAATTGTAGCAGAAAAGCCACCAAAAATCAACTTTTTGGCGGCAAATGATAAAACGCTCTGTATAATTCCTCCGCTGTGTCCAGGTTCTTGTCAGCGGTGTAGGCTTCCGTGGCGGCGGTGATCCGTTTCTCCAGCGCCAACGATTCTCGGCTTAAAAATTCCGCTTTCGACCGCAGCAGGGTGCAGTTGTACCGCAGCGCCTCTTTCTGCCGCTTCGCTGTTTCTTTGTCCATCAGCCCAGCACGGAATAGCCGATATATAGCCAGCAAGCCAATATACTCGGCACTGTCCGCTGCTGTCAGCCCTTTCGGTAAGATTTTGCCATCAGCGGCGGCTTTTTCTAAACTCTTGTCCATTATCTCGCTCCTTTACGCAAAACAACCTACAATGTAGTAGTTCGTTTGTAGCGACCCATTTTTGGCTCAACCACGCCAAATTTTAGACTTTCGAACCGCTACAAACTACAAAAACTACGTTTTCTCCTATAAATATATTTCTATTTTTACTTTTTTTCTTATTTTATATTATTCTCTCAAATAATGTAGTGTTTGTAGTGTTAGTATATAGAATGTGGTTTTTTTGGCTTTGTTGCGCCAAATTTTCGGACTACAAAGTCGCACTACAAAGCCTACTACAACGCTACAAACACCACGAAGGCGGCAGATTTTTGGCTAAAATTCGAGGATGTCGTCAAGGTCGATTTGGTCGGAATTGTCCTCGTTCGCCCACCAACGCTGATTTCCATAAACCGGAAACTTCTTGGGATATGGCTGCTTGACCCACCCGCTCATTGATTGGAGTATGAGCCCGATTTCTTGGCTTTCCTTTTTGGTGGGCTTTGAATATTCGCCCATACGCAAAGCCTCCTGCCAAAGTTCAAGCACGCAAATCTCGGTCTTATTTTCCAAATAATCCTCGATCATACCAACACGGAAATCATCTTCTGTTGCTTCTGCCTGCTCCTTTCGAATGTCATCAATCAGCGACCGGTCAGCATACGGCAGCAGCTTGCCGGCCTTGTACAGTTCCAACGCTTCTGCCCAGCACTGGCGGATGTCGGCTTTGATTTGCTTCTCATTGTCAAACAACTCATAACCGCTTTGCTTCACCCGCACCGGATAGAACCGCCGGTTGCCGGTCTTATCCGTCAAAAACTGCTCTTTGTTGGTCGTTCCTATGAATATACACTGCCGTGGGTGGTCGGTCACTCGCTTGTCGAACGGCATTCGGTAGCGATCATTTAACCGGGTAAGGTAGGACTTGACGGCTTCCTGCTCCTTCGTTTGTGTCATTGCAAGTAGTTCCGACACCTCGCAAATCCACGCACCCTCGATTGATTCAATTCCGCGCTGGCCGTCAAATTCGTTGACCTCTGTAAAATATTCGTCCGCCAAAGCAAGCCAGCGGATCAGCGTTGACTTGCCTTCTCCCTGCTTTGTGCCGATCAGCACCGGCATATCGTCGAATTTGCAACCTGGATTGTATAGCCGGTGAATACCGCCGGCAAAGATAAGGCGGCTGACTTCTCGGGTGTACGGCGTGTCCTCGCATTTCGTCCACTTTGCCAAGAAGCCGTAAATTCTCGAAACGCCGTCCCATTCCAATCCGTCCACAATCTCACGCACTGGGTGGTACTCGTGGCGAGCCAGCACAATGCGCATAGCGTCCTCGCTTTTCTGCACGCTGTGGAAGCCGTATTTTTTCTCAATATACCGCCGCATTTCTGCGTCGTCAGCGTCCGTCCACCGTTCCGCCACGCCGTTGACGGTCTTTTCCGGGCTATATGTAAGCAAATTAAACTTTATGCCGGAGAACCTCGGGTCACCCTCGAGCACCTTAACGAAATTGTCTATTGACGCCACCGGACGGCCATTTGCGTCAAAGTCCAAGTCAACGCCGCAGCGCAGCTTTGCATTCGTCCGCTTGTACTCTTTTGCAAGGCTCTCGTTTGCCTTGTTAAACGCTTTTAGAACGCTCTTGAATTCCTGCTGAATGCCGAATTCCTTTGCCTTTATCGCCATCAACGCCGCCAGCCTTGCTTGGTCTTCCGGCCGTTCCTCACATAAGTCCAGCAGCAGATCGGTGTTCAGCAGCTGCTCCGGCGTCGCAATCACTTGTATCTGTTCATCTGTAAGCACTTCCTCGCCTCCTCAAATCGGCCTGTGTTAGCCTTTCA